GTTCGCCATCTTTCATGATTTCGGTCATACCATTAACGGATTGGTTGTACTTTTCGATAATATTAATAGCTTTATCATCGAACACTACAAAATTATGACTAAGACCATGTTTGTATTTAATCCCTTTTATACCTAACTCGTTTAATTTAAGAGATGCGTTTTTGTCGCCACCTAAACGTTCTGACAAATCATTATAAAATTCCTTACCAGTTTTATTAATGTCAGTCGGATCTAATTGTTTTATTTTGTTTAAAACGTATTCCGACTGTTCGTTAATTGGTTTTGAGTAATCTAACATTGTATCTGTATCAGGAATTTCAACATTATATAGTGTTGGTTTGTAAACAGAAGTTACTTCAAAATTATTAATGTTATCAATTAGATATGAATTTTTTAAAACGATATCATTATAAAAAATATAATGTTTATGGTATCTTTTCTGCAACTCTTCAATGACATCAAATAGGTATTCTTTATTCACTCGTTTGTTATCAGATTTAGCTTTGGTTTTAGCATCGTTTAATATAACAGTTGCCATTCGTTCAAACTTATTATCAACAAGTGTTGGTAGTTTATTAATGGCAAATTTACTATTTTGTGTTATAAAATCTAAAACACCATCTAATTCATTCAGATTTTTAGTAACTAAATCTAAATTACTTTGCTCAGCATCTCTATTAAGAACTAACCGATTTAATAGGCTTTCTTTATTATTCTCTACATTAATGCCACCAAATATTTGCTCTATAACAGGAGCATATTCAATTGGTATGTCATTACCATTTAAAGTAAATTTATTTTTAGATTTACGCTCTACTTTATATTTTTCAGCTACATTTTTGTTTTCAGTAAAATATAAACCCCAACCAAATGCTTGTGTTCCCAAACCACCACCGATACTACCCAAATCAAATTCATCAAAGTCATACGGTGAACCATGCCATGCTGATTGATAGTACTGATAATTATGTTGTTTTCTAAGCTTGTTTAAATCTTTTTCGTTTGGTATACTATTATTAATAATAAACTGTTTAGTAACCGGTTGGGCCATTTGTTGCCTGCTACCCGTTACTAGACGGTTTATTTTTTTTGTATTCGCATATAACAAGTTGCCATTTGCGATTTGTTGATTATACCAATTGATATTACGTCTTGGAGTAATGGTTTTAATTTTATTTATATTTGTTCCATTAGCGGTTTTAGTAAATGTAACGGCAACTTGGATATTCTCACCGCTTGCATTTATATTGGGATTTCCATTTTTAGCATACATATCTAATACAAGAATTGCTTCATCAGGAATTGCTTTTCGTGAACGGCCATTATAATTCTTAAATACAGCAACTGGATTAGCTATTTTTTTAGGCAATAATTTAATATCATCAATTGATATTTGATTAGCGTGTTTCCCACTAATTACTTTATGAATTATGCTAGGGTCAATCATGATAGCACCATCGAATCCTAACATTTGCAATACGAGTGGAGAATCCATTATTTTAACAGTTCGATGAATTTGTTTTCCGCTTAATTGATGATCAACAACTTGTCCCCAATTCTTTATATCCGACGCCATTTTTTGTTGCATTATTACAGATTGTGCATACCCTTTTTGGTTTTCTAAAACAGCATTCATATTAATACGCACACTATCACGGAAATAATCCATAGCGGTATAACCGCCTTTGCCATTTTGTCGCATATATTGTGCCATTACATCAGCATGTTGTGCCATCAACAACGCATTAGCTTTTGCCGTTTCACGTTGTTTTCTATCGGTACTTTCGCCAATAGATTTAACAACTTTGTTGTACACTTCGTAGCCACTCTTGGATAGTTGCATACGTAACGCTATATCGTTATCGGCTAATGTGAAAATCTTATCATGCAATCTCTCAAGGCTTTCAATTTGTTGTAGCGTATGTTCCATGTCAGCATGATGGATGTTGCTTTGGTTGAGTGCTTCCGCATTATCAGCGAATGCAGTTTGTGCTTTTGCTACGCTAGAATGGTACGCTGCACGTCTACGTTCTGCATTCGTGCGTGGTGCTTTACCGCTATTGTTAGACTTGTAATCAGTCAACCATTGTGGCTCTACACCAATTGCCGTAGCTTCTTTAATATCATTGTCCATGTTGTCAAAGTCGCTTGCGTAATTTTCACGATACTCTTGCACTAGGTTTTTGTACAAGTTATTGTATGCTTGTTTAACCTGAGTAGGGTTAGCGAATACTTGGTCTAGTACTTCACGATCAATGTCGCTTGCATCTTCAAACTCATCACGAATAATGCTTTCTTTAACTCGTTCAGCTTTCTTTTCTGTTGCATCAACTAGGTTATTATTAAAGGCTTCCACTTCCGCTTTTGCACGTTCAAGGGTTTTCATAGACATACCGCCACGAGTAAAGTATGTACTTTCCTCTAATGCTTTTACAGTTTCTTCCGTTAAGCCACCGCTTAATTGTGCATACTTTCCGATTGGTACAGGAATGTCTGCGTTAGCTTCGATACTCTTCGATACTTCCTCTTGCGTTACCAAACCACTATCAATCATATTCTTAATGGCTTGTTGACCCTCTTCTGTTTCTGCCATTTCATTGACATTTACATATGCAGTAGATACACCTACATTATCGCCCTGTACTTGTACGATTTTCCCATACAGTTCAGGGTTTTCTTCTGCCATTTTATTTGACACTGCATCTTGTTTTAATGCTTGCATAATAGCAGTACCATTTCTATTTTGCTCAGCCATGATTGCGTGTTGTTGCTCTTCTGGTGTTAGCTTTTGAAATTCATGAAATGCTTTCATAGTGTGAATACCACTCACACCGCCACCAATTGCACCTAAACCAATAACGGCTGGTAGTGCTTGTAGCATTGCACCGCCTGCACCTACTGCCATATCACCTATGGAATATACTCCCTCAGGGTCATTATCGTTGCGATATAGGTTGTGTTGGAATTTCTCGTTAATGTCTTGCAATCCCTCTTCAACCAATTCAGAACCGCCAGCCTTAACAGATGTTTTTGCCATTTGTGCAACAGTAGTGCCAATACCCCTATTAAATGTTGCTAGTGTATCGCTTGTAGCACCTTGTAATACTTTTGACATAACTGCTTTAGGTGCTACTTTACCTATACCTTTAACCATGAAACGTGTAGATACCATTTCAATAGCAGTATCAGCTGCAGCATATGTCATAGCGTATTTATAGGCTTCATCATTAGAGTATACTTTATTACCATTTGCATCACGTTTATTAATGAGTTCTAGGTATTTGTTACCGAATGACATTTTGTACATTTCATATGTCATGTCAGCACCGCCACCCCATTTAGCACCAGTTAATGCACCTGCACCAATGCCAGCACCATTTGTTGCTAAACCGCCGATAGCACCACCAATTACAGCACCTACAATTGCACCTACACCGCCTTGCTTACCCATCATAAATGTTTGTGCCACTGTACCGCCTACAATTGATTGTATCGGATTAAGTGCATCTACTTTTCTGTATTGTTGTAAGTTACCTTGCAAGCGTTCCATTTCATCATTAAGTTCTTTAATTCTATCTGTATCAGTAGTATGTGCCATTTCAAATCCAACATCACCTAGTTTCATTTGATCATTCATAGCCCATACGCTTTGTTGGATACTGTCAAAAATACCACGTGTTGCTTTTACCGATTGTAGATTTTGAATAGCTTGAATACCCTCAGCTTGTGAGTTGTATTTTATTTTATACATTTCTGGGTATTCATCATAGATTTCTTGTACTGTTCTACCTCTATCAACTTGTGCAGCTAATGTTGCGGCCGTTCTAAATCCATCTTCATTACTATTCATAATTACATCAGCACCGATATTTAATTTATTTGCATATTCTAGTGCAGCATTAGCTTTTAATTCATCGTTGTTATATTTGAATTGTAATGCGGATGTTCTGAATGTCGCATTATACGCTGTGCTAGGGTCTATGCCTGTTGCATCTGCAATAGCTTTTAACCTATCGGCTACAAGCGTTTTATTATCACCGCCTGTTGTATCAACTATAAAAGGCTTATCTTTTACAGTGTCAGCAATAGATGATACCGCATCAATAGCATTACCAACAATACCATTAATCGGTTTTAAATCTGTTTGATGCTCATCTAGGTTCACCGTTCCGTTCGGTTGATATTTATTAAAATGCCATTGATTTTGATTGGCCATTATGCCATCTCCTTAATTATCTAAATCACCAAATGTTTGATGGAATGTACGTTCATCATAATCGTTATAATTGCCGTTTTCATCTGTACCACCATTTCTATATAATCTTACATAGTGTCCACCATCATCACCTATTACAGGTTTGTAATCCACATATCCTGCACCATGTAAAGTTGCAAGTGATACATCGCTTTGATAGTTTTCACCACTTTCCCAGAAATGGTTTACTTGAGTTGTTTGTATTACTTTAGGACCTGCAATTTGATTTGCATACCATATTTGATCACCAACGCTTGGTGGTTCTCCATTTTCCATCATGTACTTTTGATGCCATGCACTAAAATCTTTCCTAAATCCATCTTTAAATAAGCCTTTTTGACTATCTTTCAATCCGCCCATTGCATTGTCCATGACTGATTGAACAGCTGATAAATCAACGGAATACGAACCAGTTCCGTTATCTCTGTCAGTTAATTCTTTATTCAATTGGCTCATTTCTTGCATGGAAAGGCTTCCGTTTTCTGCTGCGTATTTTAAAATATCGCTAGCAGGTGTACCATTTTGTACCATCTGTACAATGTTAGTTTTATACGATGCATCATTAGCTGCAGCCGCTTCTGCACGCTCTGCATTTATAAATCCATTTCTAGCAGCACCAAATTTTAGGATTAATTCAGGATTTCCAGCAGTAGAACGATCTAAAAAGTTAGCTAATTCAGCATTAGATGCACCATTTTTTTGCATCTCTAAAAACTGTAACTTAATTACTTCTTCTTGCCGTTTTAATTCTTCTTCACGTGCTTTTTTGCGATTTCCAACTTCAACATCATATGCTTTTAAATACATATTACGTTGCTCCAATAACTCGCCATCGGTAAACTGTTTACCACTACCGCTAAACTTACCTATACCAACAATAGGGTAAATATCAGCACCTACAATAGATACACCGCTACTGCCAGCCTGTGCTACTTTACCATCGCCCATATACACACCTACATGTGTTACCCCCTTATATGCTTTATCATCTGAGTTAATAGCATTAGGATCATCACTTGTTGCCCATCTAGCTTCATTGCTCGGAACGTGCCAGAATACCAAATCACCTTTTTTAGCCTGTGAAATATCGGTTGTGAGTTTCCCCTCTTGTTCAGCTTGTAAGTACTGTCCGTCAGCAGTTCTATAATTTAACGTAACCCCTGCACTTGCTAATGTATCGAGTGTGAATTTACCGCAATCGGTAGCATCACCGCCATCACTACCTAATACATATGGTTTACCAATAGCACCATTTACTGCACTATCCAATGCAGCAATATTGATAGAACCGCCTTTGTTTTGATTCCTTAATCCATTTACATATGCATCAGCTGCTTTCTCTCGTCCACCCTCACCATATGTATCAACATCACCAGAAATCTTCCCATTTATAGTTTGTTGAGAATTAACCTGTTGAAATGCTGCATCAGCTTTAGCTAATATTCCCTCACTTACTCCTGCTTGCCGTAATGCTGCAATCACTTGTGGGCCGTATTTTATATCATTTCTTGTTACTGCTTCATTTACAACGCTTTGACCGATAGTATCATATACTTCTTGTTTTTTACCTTTTACAAATTCTTCGCCACGGTCTCCATACATTAATTCAATATTCTTACCAATACCATCTAATGCAGTTTGTACTACATTAGGGTTATTAAAACCTAGTACGGCTATTTGTTTAGATTGGTCTAGGTTATTATTAAAAGTAACATCCTTGTACTTTTCACGTTCTGACCGCTCATGTACTTGAACCCTTGTGCTATTGGCGATTGTATCAGTATCAGCCATTCGCAAAAATCTATCTCTAATACGATTATTATTAGGTAGATTGTCTAGTATTTCGTGTCTAGCCTTGCTTTCTATCTCGTTGAATGAGTAGCCTATATTAGCTGCACCACCTAACGAGGTATGTAATAAGCCGTTATCCTCATTAGTCAACGCATCAGAAATACGTTTCTTATAATCTGTTTCAGCATTCATATAAGCAATGTTCAAATCTTCATCAAGTTTCTTTTGATACTGTTCATTGATATTAGCAATTCCATTAGCAATGCTACGCAATCCGCTTTGGTCTACACCATATGAAAGCTCATTTGCATAATTCCGCATTTGTCCATTGATAGTATTGAGTTGTTCTTGGCTATCATAACTAACTAGCTTCATCTGTATCTCCTAACCTTACGAACAGTAACAATAGATCCAGGGCCAACTCCTTGTTGCATTCTTAAATCATCGCCTTGTTTCAATCCTGTAATAGCATCATAATCTGTATCACCACCATATACAGTTTTATAGGCTTTATGGCTTGTACTACTACCTGCATATTGTTGTTTTAAACCATACATACTGGATGCACCACTCAAGATAGTACCGAGCATCTGCATCCTACCTTGCGTTTTAGCATTAGCAGCTGCTGCTCTTGCACTACTAGCTTCATTACGATAATTAACCCCATTAAGATATTCATTGTAGATACTGTTATTCTTGTTAGTTTCCCAATTGTTAATATCCTTGTTGTATTCATCATAGCTACTAGCCATTAATTGTAATGGTGTACCACTCATGGATAACCCTGTAGCGCCTGCTTCTGCCGTATTCTGACCTGCCACCAATCGCATTTTATTGTCCATCTTATCACGCTCTTGTAGCGCTTGATTGGCAATATCCTGTTGTCTCCTATCAGATATACGTGCATTAGCTTCCGCTGCTTGTGCCTGTGCGTTATACATTGCAGTTTGCGCTTTGGTTTGTTGGTGTTGACCCCATAATGTAGTAACCAATTGACCTGCCATCAATGCAATAGGATTACACATTCGCCTACTCCTTTCTCAATGTAAATAGTTCCATTCCGTTGTGTGTTATTTCAGAATGAATAACCGCTCCTAGTGATGTTAGCCATCGCTTCGAGCGGTTATTTTTCTTATGTATGAAATTGAACAAACATTCATGAGTGGATAACCACTCTTTTATGATTGCGTTACTTCGTTTTATAAATTCCTTTTGTAATTTTAAATTAGTATCTAGTATCTTATTTCCCAAGAAATAAATACAGTACATTCCATTAATTGGCTTTTTAGAGATACCATATACCGCTATCGGTAAATTATTCTCAATTACTATATGGTTTTCATAATCATCACTACATATATCCCTTACAAAATCATTTTTTCCATAATTCGGAAAATTTTGGTTCGCTATATTGACCTCTAAGGTATCTATGGCTCGCAAGTTGATGTATAAGTCATGAATTAATGAAGTGTGCCTTACAGGGCAAATATCAAAGTCCTGTAACATTTGGAAAACCACCACCTATTTCTATTTCTCTTGTTACGCTTAAAAGGTTAAATGGATAAGGTTTTTCGTGCAAAATACATACAGATGCATCCGTTGAGTACACTCCATCGAATTTTGGCAATATACATACCTTATCGCCGCTATATAATTTGAGTGGCGGTAGAGAGATGTCATCCATATGGTTGAAGTTTCTTCCGACTTTACCACCGAACGAATTTAATAAATTCATTGATAGCCTACTCATCGTTAATTGTCTACCTTGCAATGTACCATCTTGTATTTGCATTTCGATACTCGGAATACGTAATCGTGTAGTGTAGTTAATACCAACGGCTACGCTTTGTACCTTGCCATCGATATTGATAATTGCCGTAGGTGGTACTTCCTTAATTGGCCGTTCCCTACCATTTACAACAATCTGCACATCTTCACCAATCAGATGCGGTACTGTAATAGTGCTTATATTCTCTGTGCTAGTTTGTCGAATGTAGCAATCCATGTACACGTTGTTATTATCCGCATTGTACATTGGCTCAAATCGTTCAATACACATGACTGTACCGCTTTTGAATTCACGCTCAACGATAACATATAGACTATCTTGTTCGCCCTCTGCCACGCTCTCAGCATATTTGTATTTGCCTTTAGTGGTGAAATGCGACCATGCATACACCTTTTGCTCAGGAATGTAAGTTAGACAATCGATATTCCCATCATCTGTAACGTAGTAAACGATACTATCTGGATCTTGTACATAAGCGCTCGTAATAAAGTTACGATACTTGGTTAAGTGCTTAACGAATAGAGTTAGGTCGGCCCCTGTGTAGTTATCACTTTCATAGGAATATCCTAAATCACGCACTACACACCCTCTAGCTTGCACATACACACATCTATTCCCTATATATTGTGGCTCACATTCAGATGCACCACGTTGGGTTTGTGTGCGTAGATTGCAGTTAGTAGGTGTAATAGTCTTGCTACCATCGATTATCCATTCATTACCGCTCGTCAAAATCAACAAATCATTAGCAGGTATCAAGTGTCTAATGTCATACATTTTGCGATTAATTACAGGTAGTGTGATTGCACTATCATCTGTAATCGTACCGCCTACCTTTTCTACACCGAAGTTAGAATAATCACCTGTGCGACTAAACCATATGTAGTTAGGATATTGAGCGCTAGACGCTAGGACAAATCTATCTTGGTAAAACGTACATACACGAGGATAACCAAGGCCTTTGCCCCATTGTCCAAATCTGAATTTAGATGTAGCTTCATTTTCTACAACGCTATTCAATACATTTACTTTAACGTGCTTGCTATCAACGAATTCTTTGATTTCAATTACACCATAGTTAGAATGTGGCAAGAATGATAGGTCTACATTAACGCTGCCACCTTTCAAATCAGATACAACTTTCAATTTAGCACTAGGACTAACCTTTCCTGTATCCGTTACGTTGTAGTCATTGTTGGATGTATACACCCTGTAATCTTTCCACGTTGTGCCATTGTCATTACTGATTTGAATTTTAACAGTACCATTCCACGTGCCGTGTGATGTGAATTTCCATGATAAATCCTCATCACTACTGAATTGTTCTACATCGTAATTGATATTGTTATAGTCTGTGTTATGCACCTCATGGGCGTGTTCATCATCATATACCCGTCGACTACTTTCAATTACTGTACCAGTACTGTTAGTTGTAATTGCTTTCACAAAATGCTCAATCTGCATGACAGAATGAACCATATCAGCATTGAATATATCTTTTGTAGCTGTTAAGGTATCGCCATTCAAGATTACAGTACTTTCTTTGTCTGTATTGACTTCGCCGTATGGTTGCTCTGACAACTTATATGTATCAAATCGCCAGTCTGTATCGCTATATCGAGATAGCGTTTTAACAGGGTATTTACCACTACAAATGAACATTACATCACCACTTTGGATGCAGTTTAATTTATCGACTATATCGCTTTCAAATTGTGTCTGTAATTCAATACCTGTATAAATACCATTCCGCCACACTCGGATATACTGCTCACCAATCTCAAGTAAGAATGATTTATTCTTCTCGGCCGTAAATTCAAATAGCCGTGTAGACTTATCTTTGTTTTTGACTTGCCCTATATATTCTGAACCTTGCCGTCTAGCCACCGCTCCGTAAGGTCTAATGACTGCATTTTCTGCTAATAGCAATGCACTTTTGAATTGATCTAGGTCAAATCGCCTAGATACATCAGGCGAAATCTCACCAGTTGTAAATGCAAGTTGTGATATATACATTGGTTTCATATTTACCAACTCCTTGCTTTTACATAGTTAGAAATATATGGCATATCTTGCCTACGTTCTTTAGCGCTCAAACTCTTGGCTTCTTGCGTTGCTGCTTGATAGAGTTTATAGCATTGGTCGAATAAACCACTATTGCCAGTTAATGGCATGGCTAGTTCTGCCCCCATTTTAGATTTCAAGGCCTGTACAAATACAGGACTAAATACATCTATATCTTGCACATCGTACACGTAATCGATGTACGCAAGCGGTACATCACTCACGATATACTTTGTGTTATCGTCAAAGGTAAATACATCATATTCTTTTTGCCTATCCGTTCTAAATCGTTCTCCTTTAGGAATAACCCCAAGGATACGGATGCACTTCTCAGGATACGCATATACAAATTCATAGCCAGCTAGTTTATGCTCAGATAGTACGCACTCTTCACGCTTTCGTGCAAAATTCCATTCATATTGTGAAAGTAGCATCTTGCGTGTCGCATCGTAATGCAATCTACATTGTCTAGCCGTTTCTGTTTCTTCATCAAGGCCGTATATCCTACCGCCATTGATAAGACTAAGAGCCATATTACAAATATCAGTAGGTGTCATATTGCCCCCCTTTGTAGTAAAAAAGAGGGATGCATACGCACCCCTCATTCTGTTATTCTGCAGTTTCTTCCGATTTCTTGCCTTTAGATTTAGTCTTTGGCTTATCTTCGCCATCTTCGGTTTCTTCTGCGCCTACAGCTTCAAACAAATCATTGAAGTAATCTTTATCGTATTCAGCTACTTCTTCTTTTGTAAGTTCTACTGTTTGTCCTTCTTCAATTAAACCCTTTGTATTGTGATACAAAGTTACTTTTGCAATGTATTCCATGTTACCCCCTATTTGCTAGTGATACCGCTAGTTAAGAATACAGAAATTGTGCCAGCCGTTGCATTGTTGACATTAGCACGTGTATAACGCTTAACACCATTTGCCAAGCGCACTTTATATTCGTACCCAGCTGGTGCATTGGCTGGTAATGTAATACCATGCAACAATACAGGATTAGCAATGTTTTCTGTATCAGATGTATATACGTTGATTAATGCAGTACCAGTTAATGCTTTGTCTACACGAACAACTAACCACAAGTTAGGGTCAGCATCACCGCTAGTAACCATAACATCGGAGCTAACATTGCCAGATAACTCACGTTTCCAATGGAATGTATTTAAAGTATCGATAATCATGTATTTTCTCCTCTCTACTATGCAGTAACACGTGCTTCGGTGGAAAGCAATGCATCAATTTTACGAACAGGAATACCATTCGCACGAGTAACCATTTTACCCATTTCCATATCTTCTGTGATAGTAGAACCATGCACTTTGTTCTTTTGCAAGCGTAAGAATGTACGCAATTCTTGGTTCATATACCATACTGGGCGACATCCTGTGAGAGATTGCATTTTTTCTTCTGCACGGATCATCAAGTTAATCAAGTTAGGGCCTGCGGAAATATCTTCTTTGATAGATTTCATATCGATATTAGCGATACGTACTACATATCTCCAATCACGCACGGATAAACCGATGTTTTGTTTGAAATGAGTACGATAACCTTGGAACATAGAACCATCAGCTTTAGTTACTGTAACTTCGCCCAAATCTTCTTGTTCTAAACCACCTTGACTGCCACGTGGATAAATACCATGTACAGTAAGAGGACCCCAACCTACGAGCCACATAGAGGCAAGGTTAGCAGTACCGCCTGCATCAATAATGTTCTTAGCACAATCAGCTTTTTTAGTGTCTAATGTATTAAAACGTGCGGATAAGCCAATGAATTTTTCTGGTGTAGTTTCATCACCATAGAAAAGTGTGCGTGCGATTTCTTGGCCCATGCTTTCAACAAATGCACTATCTTCTGTTGCACGGAACGCTACAGGGTCATTAGAAAGTTTAACCAAGTCTTTATCCACTTCGGAATATGCTTCCAACATACCACAAGTATCAGTGATTTGTTTTGTAGTGGATTTAGATGGTTGTACACCGCCATACAACATGCGCCATGTTGTGGATGGTAATCCAGTACGTACAGTTGTTTTGTTAGATGTACCATCATTACATTCAATCATTGTCATGTCTTGAATGATTTCGTTTGTTTGGTTTAATTGCTCAATGATTTGTGCAATTTTACCATTTGGATCCATGCGTGTTTGCAAATCCAATAATGTAGGATTGTTAGTTCCGATTGTAGCCATTAATTAATCTCCTTTAATCTTTAAACATAGACGGATACATATTTCGTCTAATAGCTTCATCCGATTGATTATTTGCAGGTGTGTTATTCCCTGCGTTGCTATCTTCGCTTGCCATACCAGCAATATGTTTGAATAATTGAATCATTTCTACACGATTACCTAAGCCGTTTTCAGCTAGGATTTCACGGATATTAGGGATTATCTTCTCTACTGCCTCTATACCAGCGGCCGCTTTGCTTACTGCAGCGTCAAATTCATTACCTAATACCTTTTTAGCGTTTTCTGCATACCCATCGTATTGTGTTTTTAGCGCCTCTTGTTTTTGTGTTTCATAAGCACTCACGATGTCCGTTGCGTATTTGTTGCCAAACTTTGCTAGTTCCACCGCTTGCTCTTGCGTTGCACCTACACCATTTAGCATTTTAGAAAACTCATCTGCGATGGTTTGGTCGACTTCGCCACCCTCAAATGCAGTTGAGAAATCATATACAGTAGGTTCTGCAGGTTGGTCGGTGTTAGTATCACCGCCACCGCCTAAAATCGTACTTTTTTGGTCTTGTGTGTTCGCGTCCTGTGGTGTACCACCATTTGCACTATCCGTGTTATTGTTTGTGCTTTGTTGTAAATTGTCATCCATGGTTATTCACCTTTCTTTAATTCAATTTCTTCTAAATTCTTGAAATATTTTTGCATCTGAATATTTTCTATTTGTGCTAGGTGATATTTCTTAACACCCTCTACACCATCGCCAATCTTTCCTAAATCATTTTGCAATAAAATAGCAACAGCCCTCATTCCCTCGTTAAAGAATGTTGTACTGTTGCCTGTGAATGATTGGCTATTCAGTTTTGCTCGGTCTAATATGCGATAAAAAAACCACCTACCGAGTTCAGTACTCAGTACGTGGTTCAACGCTTCAATATCACGCTCACGCATATAATCTCTTTTTTGTTTCATCTAATATTCCGTTCCCATTAACTGCTGCATTACAGGGTTTCCGTCATTTGCTGCATCAGTCGCTTGTTTAGCCGCACTAGCCATTTGAGGTGCTAATTGTGCTGCTTGCATCATTTGTGCTTGTTCCTCTTGTTCTTGTTGTGCCTGTTGTTGTTCTTCCATCTTAGCTTGATATTCATCATTCGATACAATTACTTTTGCAGGTACACCGAGGTTAACACCATAATAATCTGCTGCTTCTTCAAAATTGAATTTTTGTAGAATATTAGGATTGCCCTGTGCCAATGACATAAGGAACGCAAAATACTGTTCGATTGAAGTTAATGAAGATACTTTCTGAGCCTGTGCCAATGGTGAAATGTACTCTATTTTCACATCTTGGCCGTTTAACTCTTCCGCTAGTACTTCATCGATTGGCGGAAACACACCTGCACGATCTAATATCGCATAGGTACGTTCTATAATCGGATTAAGAAATTCAGATAGTAGCCGTTCCACTACAGGCCCTAATTGTTGCAATTTCTCTTGCGTGCGTTCCATGACTTCCCTTGCCGTCATTTGTCCATTATCCATGTTATCGAGCATTAGGAATAAGTCAGCACTATATGCACGCTTGATGCTGTCTTTAACTTCAATGATTTGTTGCATAATCCAATCAAGATTGATACCTACATTGAAGATAGGTTCAACTTTACCGCCTGTATCAACTTCGGTTATACCGCCCGGAAATAGCGATACACTACCAATCACATCGGATGTTACGGCCATTGGTGGTTTCACTCCTAACTCAATAGCGGTTAGTCTATCTAGTTCCAACTTCTGCAGCATCATTGCATCAGATTGTGCGAACCATGCACTACCTTTACCATAACCATTTAGATCATGTGTCGTGTGCCGTGCAATCGGAATAGGCCATTCTTCATAGCCACTATGTCGCAAGATTTCATCATCTCTACTCCCCTCAACCCAGTAAATAGAGGAGTAAGGCATATTCTTGTTACCTAGTTTTCCGTTGCGGTCTTTGTTTTCGCACACCAGCCAACAAACAGTATATGTAGATGCATTACCCTTGCCGTCATCGTATGCATTTTTAATCTTTTCGGTACAGTTCTCGTATCCAAACTCTTCCACGAGTTGGTCGCAAGTCATGTTATACTTTCGCCCAAACGTGTTAACTTCACCATTAGCATTACATTCTAATGCGTAAGTACCGATTGGATACGATGTGAAACGCACACCAACTTTACCATCAGGCATGATTGACATAGGCGCTTGTCCAAATGGTAACTCCATATAGACTTGGTGAACCACATTGTAGAAATTGGATTTTGCAAATACTGCATACAATATTTCTTCACGTTCATCTAATACTTTCGCTACATCACTATTCGCCGCCATATCCGTATTTTCCATAGTTAGCTTAAACCATTTACGGCTAGGCGGTGTCATTCCACTCATTACACCACTAGCAAATATTTGACAACTTTCCCATGCAATACCAGTAAGGATTTTATCGGTATACAACTTTGATTGGTCTTGTTCACCATCGAATACACCGAGAAATGGTAATTGATAATCTCTAATCATCTTCCATTTCTCAACGTACTTTTGACGATTGGTAAACATCTGATTGAATTTAGCTTTTATTTTCTTGTAGTCTTTTGGCTTAGTTACAGGCTTTTCTGTAGGTTGCCTTGCCAAACTAGATAAGATAGTACTCATATTAACTAACCGCCTAATGTTGTTTTGCCTGTTGCTTGGCTCAATGCACTAGCCAAGATAGTGCTATCATAACCAGTTTTCTTGCGTTTCTTATCGGTGAACCATTGTTCATCTCTTTTTTGTGCCATATCATCAGTTTGTGCAACTGGTGTAGGCGATGGTGCTGGTTGCTTAATATCTGGTGTTTTAGCTTTCATACACATTCACATTCCCCCTTTACTCAAATGGATTATACTTTGTATTCGCTACTCTTCTGTGATTGCCATTTACTTTTTTAGTGACCCTAAATGCAAAGGTCAAGGCTAATGCATCGCCTTTATTTGGTGATGGTAAGCCACGCTCTTTCATGTCCTTTTTGCTTTCAAGTTGTATTCGGCCGTTCTTATCAATGATCGCTTCCGGCCCTACAATGTCATCATAGAGTGCTTGGTCATTTGGTGGAATAGAACCGCCCTCACGAAGCCATTCTTTCATCTGGCCCCACATGTAAGCCCTCATATTGAGGTATACAGGGTCATTACTCTTACCGCCAAACTCAATCAATCGCCATTTACGCCCTAATTGCTTACCGATAGAATATATCCCTGTACCATATCCCATATCAATGAATACGGCATCAGCTTTGTATTCGTCCTCGAATTGAGCAATCAGTTGAGCCATGCGCCAGTCATCGTCATTCTTAGGAATAGATGCGAGTGGCTTCATATAGTAGCCTTGCCGCATTACTATTTCTAATGAATCGGAACCAGTCCACGCAGGATCCACACCAATGATTACAGGTAGATGTTCAAATTGTCCTAGCTTATAGACTTGCTTTTGTGCCTTGTCAGCAATTTCCGTAGAGATAAACTGTAAATCTGATGCGGAAGGAAACACGCCACGAACACGAACTTTAAAGAAATCGGAATCCTCACCGTAAGCCTCTAACCATTCTTCAATTTTAGCTTTGTTAGATATCTTAACAGTCCGGCTATCAATTTGATATGTATTCCAGAACTTTCTATATTTTCTAAAACATTCTCTAAACCTACCACTATTACGAGTAGGATTACCAAATGCACACCAAATAATTTCCGTGTTAGCATCTGTAAGAGCCCCTTCAGTTACTTCCCAAATCACATCATCAATCGCCGATGCTTCATCGAATAGAACTAATATCCGATTGCCTTGATTATGAAGACCTGCGAATGATTCGGGGGAATTCTTACTCCAAGGAATGGCATCAATACGCCATGTCTTTTCGTAGTCTTTATCGCTACTGAATATAGCTGTGGCCGTATACGTAAACAAATCTTTGGCAATGAACATATTGTGCCATTTGCTAAGTTCTGGCCATGTCTTAGTTCGCAATTGCCCTTCTGTATTAGCCGTAACGACGCCACGAGTATTTTCATGAGTAGATATTGCAAAATGAATAAGCCATGATATCAGTGCTGATTTACCGATACCATGGCCAGATGCTACCGCTTCTTGAATAGCGGTTTGTAATGACTTACCTTTCTTTAATTGTTCGCCGATGTCTTTTAAGATTCGTATTTGCCATTCATCGGGCCCTTTCATATTCTCTAATGGCGTTCCCGGTTCTCCCCAAGGGTAGGCAAAGTATACAAATGCTAACGGATCATGTGTAAGAGCGCCTAATGCCTCAATTAACTCATCATGTTTTTCCATTAGCTCTCTCCCGTGCAGCTTTCAATTTATCCATAGCAGATACCGTAAGCTCACCTTTGACATCGATATTCTTCGTATCTCTCCATTTTTCAGGATTGCGGTTTTTCAACCAGAATATTTGAGCTGTAACATCTGGGGGTTGTTGTTTCTTTACAACTTTAACGAGCTTTCCATTCTCGTATGTTTTTTCCTCATATTCGTAACCGATAGCACGTTTATGCAAAGCATTTTCGACTTCAAGGTCAATGACTTCTTTACCTCTTTTAAGGGACTGTAAAAAAGGTAAAGAATCCTTTTTCCAGTTATACAAGGTTTTAACCGAAATACCTATATTTTTTGCTATCTGCTCATCAGTAAGGCCATCACGAGCCCAACCTTCTGCACGCAATAAATTATCTGGGTCAGTTAGCCAGTTCTTTTTATTTACTCGCAATGGATCATCACCTCACTTTAATGTATTACCACCCTTGCGAATCATCTTCCCATTTTTTCTTACACATAATCCACATGAATTCTTACTAGCACTTGAATGCGTAATATAGGATTGACATAGGCCATCGTAAAATATTTCATTGGCCGTACATATTCCATTTTTGTTATTTAAGCATTTGTGCTTGATGCAGTGTATTTGTGTCATAATTTTCTGTAACAAAAAAGGCACATCAATTAAGATGCGCCTTTTTGCGTTTGGTACTCTAAATACTTAGGAGATAAACTCATGTTCTTCCACTTACAATATATCATAGATATAGTGGACTTAAAAGGTCGATATTAGCCGTTTACCGCCGATTTCCGTCGGAGTTTATACCCAAGTTCTATAAGTGCCAAATTCTTATATTCTTTACCTTGCGATTCACCGTAACCAACAAATGAATATGCCCCCTTAGCAGACATACCATTGATATATTGTTGCATGAGGATAATGGAGCCAACTGTATTTATCAGTGTATCGATCATATGGCAAGCATCATCACGTTTGGTAAGTAGTTCATGTATTTGACGTTTGTACCTCATTTCCATATCAAGTAACCGGTTAATATCATCTTCAATACCAGATGGTTCACCACCATCTACTCGTTCTTTACCATAATTTACGGCACGTAATGACGTGATATCGCTTTTAATACGTTGGATATTACGCTTTAACGATTTAATCCTCAATGCTGCCTTACTCGCCTCGTGTAGATACTCATATGCCAGTTCACGATATTCTTTTTTGCTAAGTTCTACCATATGACCACCACACAGACAATATTTAAAACAAACAGGATGCTACATATTACCATATCCCGTATTTGTGATCTAATAATTTTCTGCAATTGCATTCTATATGCATCAGAAACCATAAAATGTTTTAATGCAGCAGCTTCACGATAAGAGTAATATGACATTTTAAAAATAACCACAAGGTAAATCGCCAGTAGAATGTTAATAATAACCATTTCGTTCATCGTTATCACCTACTAATTTTGCATACCTAAACATTTCTGTACAGTTAGTTGTATAAGATGTTTTTCCTTTCTCCCATACAAATATATGTCCTTTCCTACATCGTGCAAAATGACCTATTTTCCATGCATCCCATGTTGAATCTCTTACCAATATAGGTGTATTTACCTTTACTTCAAACCAATTAACAATATCTAAATATTTTGCAATATCCAATACTTCATTAAGTTGCATTTCAGGAATTAACCCTACAAACGAATCAGTACACTTTGTTGTACCACCACTATATGGGTTTATTGATTTTCCATCTTCACAAAAATCAGGTTTTTCTTTTGTTAGATACATACACCCATTAATAGCTTTTACATAATATCTCCAGCCATCATCATATAGCTTTCTAAGTAACCACTCTCTCCCTTGTTCATCACTAATCATAATCTTCTACCTCGCTATAATCCTTTTCAAATTCGCTTGCCTCGTAAACTCTAAATTTACCTTTATGATCTTTAATAAGGTAATCATTTTTATAACATTCGATTCTTTCATTATTTGTTGTAATTTCTAGTGATGTGTTTTCATACCAATCAATACCAATCACATCACCAACAAAATCTACTATTTCCATAGCGTTCGTGCCGTTGTATTGTATGGCTTGAATTTCACTAACCTTTTTCACATATCTTTTAGACACTTTCTATCCATGCTCCTTTATTCATCATACACACCCCCATATTGTTTATCTATTTCATATCTATATTGTGATATAACTCGTTTCTTTATATCCAATGAAAGTTGCTCTAACGTAAGATTTAAACCTCTCAATTCAATCAACGGTAATTCTATACCTATATTGATATTGCCGTATTTGTAGATTAACCTAAATCTATCAAAATCATATGTAATTTTAGGTTCTAGCAACTCATCGTTATAAACAAAGGTTAACGCACGTTGCAATGTGTGAATCGTATCTTCTATGCCAATTCTTTCTATATCGTTATAAATTCTCATACTCACCTCTTATAGTTAATCATGCAAATCTCCCATTCTTCGCTATTTTATAATCGCTTTTTAATTTAGGGTTATCATCATCTAAACCACGTATATTTTCAATTTCCGCTCTAATTTCAAGTATATTTAAATACTCTCCCATAGTAGCCTTTTGCCTACGCAACAAATCTATAGAACACGTTGGTTTAAAATCTAAAGTTCCAGCATCATATTTAACAATCATTCTGTGTAGTTTGTTATAATGCTCTTTTAATGCCTTATACTCTCCTCTAAATCTAGCTTGCCATTCAGGTTCACTAATACTTAATTCATTTTTATTTTCTTCGTTCATTTTATTCACCTCTTATGATAGGGCGGATATTTCACCGCCCATATCCTTTACTTATAAAACAATGGTAAAAACATCATAATTGTTATACAAACTAACAACACAAAACTCCACGCTAACATTCCAACTATTACAGTTTCAAACACTTTATCTTTCATTTTTTGTTACCGCTAAAATAAGCTTTTTTTAATTCGCTTTCATCTTTTATGCACACGTTTTTAGTTTTGTAGTACACATCAACATATGTTTCATTACGATCACCATTATGTGTTACTTCGATAAATTCTTCGATAGTCCGACCACTAATAATGGCCTTCCAATTCTGCAAAGTTTTACAAAACCAAACAATGAACATATCTTCTGATTCAACAGTTTGATAGCCTAAGTTTTCAATTAATACTTTACGAGCTGCTTCAATTGCTTTTGTTTGTAATTCGTACATGTTTTAGTCTCCTTTACTAAATCCGATTTAATGCCTTCCACTTGCTCAATGTAAAAGTGGAAATACTATGTTTCTTAGCGAACTCAAATTCACCTTTACAGCCCCTGCTTGTTTCCCAATCAGGGCATAATACTAATACGTCACAATGTCCAAGCAAGCTTAAACAGATATCTAATCCCCTTTGGTAATCGTCACCAGTCAAATATACATAACCGAAGTTATGAATAGGAGAAATGTAGTCATGACTGGCATCATTTAAAACCAAATCTCCCATGATCACATCAATCTTTTTACGATTGCTTTCCTTGCCACCATAAGGATGAGCGACATAAACTAATTTTTTCTTCATAGCATCAACCTTTCAACGTTTCAATATGTACCCAAATCCCTGTTACTGGATTCCAATACTTTTCTGTGATTTCACTACAGACTTGAGCATCATCATTCCAGTAATTCAATTTGGTCATACAGTCCTTAAATAACTTAATGAGATTATCTGTATCTGGCCGAGTAGTTTTCCAATGTGGTGTTTTACAATTAGCCTTACCGAAACACCACTTGGTAACCAATCGAATAGGTCCCTCTAATGGCTCACTAGGAACATGATCAGCTAAACCAGCCAAGAATATTTGTTTAGCTTGCTTCAGCTTATCGGATTCATAAAAGATAGGCTTACCATGTTGTGTATTTACCTGCTTAGTTTGATGTGTAACAGTAGGAACCTTTTTAAGAGGAATGAAAAATTCAATAATCAATAACCAATCCTCCTTTATTGAGAATTTAATTGATAATAACCAATACAATTTTCAAAGCCCTTTTGTAATGTAGGGTTCAACCTAAGGGGAAGAGGTAAGAAAAGGATGATTTCAGAAATCCTTTTCCTTACCCCCTTAGCTTGAATCCACCTTACATTGGGACACAAACAATAACAACATACACTTATATATATAAGAGCGTTTGTTGTTATTATTGTTAACCTAAATATAATTTTATAGATTAACAATCTTCAGGTTTAAACAACTCTCCTTTATCGACATTTAAGATTGGTGTTTCTCTTAAATATCGACGAATAGTCATTTCGCTAACTTCCATAATTTCGGCTACCCGTTTAATATCTGCTCTGCCGTTAAACCCATTTTCAGCAGCAGCAATATTAAAGGCATCTACCAATTGCTCTTTTTTCTTTTCTTTAGCAGCTTTTTTGCGTTTATTTATAACATTAGCACCTTTTTGTTGTGGGCTATCAAATTGAGCCATTGCAAGGAACCCGTTTGTATCCACCTTGTGAATTGGGTATTCAAACCATAAATCCACCGGTTTAAACTTAGGATATTCCCGGAGTGTTCCTTCCATTCGCCATGCAGTACATTGGCTAGTATCAATAGGAGCATCTTGGAGTTTATCCTCGTTCATGTTCTCGAGTTCAAGTTCGAGTAAGTCAAGTAATGCATCTGGATCACGAGCAAATACACCGGAACCGGATGCACGGTCCATTGACCGCTTACCAGTTTGGCTGCCTTTTGAATGATGATGACAATAAATGACTGCGCATTTAAGTTCAGTACATACCTTATCAAACTGATTACAGAAATTTGCCATTTGATCAGCGCTGTTTTCGTCACCTGTAATAACCTTATAGATAGGGTCAATAATGATAGCCTTGTAGTTACGCTTTTGAGCCCTGCGGATAAGCTTAGGAGCCAATTGGTCCATTGGTAAGGACTTACCCCTTAAATTCCATATGGATATATTCCCAATGTTGGTTGGTTGTTGTTCAAGGGCCTCATATACATCTTTAAAACGGTGTAAGCATGACGCCCTATCAAGTTCTAAATTGACATATAGAACCTTACCTTGTGTACAGTCAAATCCAAACCACGGCTTACCTTCGGCAATGGAAATGCATAATTGAATTAGCGCAAATGATTTACCTGCCTTAGAGGGACCTGCGATAAGCATTTTATGACCTTCACGCAGAATACCATCAATTAATGGTGGAGCTAAGTCAGGCATGTTATCCCATAAATCATTCAAATCTTCCGGTTCCGGCAAATCATCATTAACCGATGCGATCCATTCCTCCCATTCCTTATAATTTTCTTTACCAATATTAGTTGCCATAAGGAATTGAGGCTTGCCGTCACGCATAACGCCCGGCATTCGAGATAATCGGCTAGGGTTACGATTCTTTTTATCTGGTTTAAAGCCATTTTTCTGGGCGATGGAATATATAAAGTCAACACGCTTTCTGTATTCCTCGTAGGAGTAAGCATCAACTTTAACGATAGCATGAATTGATTTACCACCACTAAATACCATGGCTGCAATTGGTAATTCTAATTGTTCAAGAATGGCTTTTTGTTTTCCGAGTGACATATTGTCAGATTCTAAGAGCATATACCGAAATGCGGTTACGTTATCATTCTTAACCCCTTTACCATCAATTGGATTAAAGCGAATCCATGCGCCCATTTCTTGGTTAAAGCTGCCAAACACATTTTCTAATTGTGTTGTACCATTAATACCATCTATGATTTGTTGTACCGTACGGCTATAATTTCCCATCGTAGGAGACTGTTTCCCATCTGGTAAGGTGAATGTATTAACTACATATCCAACGTGCTCCTCTGGCTCAAATAACGTAGTCAGATATGTAACAATATCGTGTTTACGTTGCTCTAAAGGATAGGATTTGGGAATATGAACATCAGATTCTTCAATCCAATTTTTATCGACAACTTGATATTGTTCCGGAGTTGTGGCCAATACCATAGAATCAAAACTTAATGCTTCATTATTTTCAAGTTTACGTTTAGATGTCCATCCGTTTTCTTTTGCCATTTGAGTGATCGTGGCCCCGGTAACAAGTTTTCCAGTATATCGACCAAATGATTCCCATTTAGCAGCACATTCACCTTCATGGAATCGTTCTCCATCATCTGCAGACCATTCTTCCCATATAAACATAGGATAGCCCTCTTGATGGAGAGCAAGTCCTACGTTTAACCATTCCTCATAGGAGCATTGGACAGGGTCTATATATTCGAGTAGTTCTCGTAAATCAATTTTGCTTTCCATGTTTACTCCTTACCATTGAGGAACGAATTCTTCTACAGGTGGCTTGTATGTAGCAGGCACTACACCTTTAGGAATGCGCCAACCACTAGCACTAATACGACTAATCATCTTAGAGGCTTGATTATTACTCCATGTTCCTACATTCTTAAATCCTTTGTTTTCAAGGAATCTAATTTGTTTAGGCGTAGACAAGCCTTCTTCACGACGTTTTTGTAATCTATCAATGAGCATAGATGCTTTACCAGCATCTTCAATGTTGTCACCATTAATCCCAAATTGCTCAAGAGTTTTCTTTTGACTATCCGTAATAGCGCTCATTTGCCAACCAAAGGCTGGAACATAATGGGTAAGGTCTTCAGCTTGAATAGAAAACTCGAATTGTAATGGATCAACAAGTTGTGCTTTTTTCTTCCGCATAGCAGCAAGTTCTTTTGCAAGTGCTTCTTCACGTTGAGCTAATACATCAGATTCTGCATCCCTTTCGCATTCTTCAAGGTCCATTCCTTTTTCTTCAAGAATTTCCGTCATGCGCTTGGCCACATCGTCTGACTTAGCGATTAAATGAGCAGGTCTACATAATTCGTGACGTTCTACATGCCATAGAAAATCTAAAATTAATAGATGATCTTTACCCGGTGAAAGCCGTGTACCACGTCCTATCATTTGACAATACAAGGCACGAGACCGAGTAGGACGTAATACAATAACACAATCAACGCTTGGACAATCCCACCCTTCAGTGAGCAGCATTGAATTACAAAGCACATTATATTTACCTTCAGCAAATGCTTGTGTAATTTCTGTACGGTCTTGGCTTTTGCCATTTACTTCTGCTGCTTTAAATCCTCGCTCATTAAGAATTTCACAGAATCGTTGACTGGTAGCAATTAAAGGTAAGAACACAACGATTTTTCTATCTTTGTATTCCATTAATTTATTGGCTATTTCCTCTAAATAAGGCTCTAATACCCTACCAATATCACCTACGGAAAAATCACCAGTTGAAATCTTAACCGATGAGATATCTAATGTAAGCGGCAATGTTTGCACCTTAATCTTAGACAAAAACCCCTCTTGAATAGCTTTAGGTAGTGTATATTCAAATGCTAAGCTTTCAAATACACGTCCTAAATTTTTCATATCTGAGCGATCTGGTGTAGCCGTTACACCTAAGACTTTTGCTTGGTCAAAGTAATTTAATATAGCTTGATAACTACTAGATACAGCATGATGTGCTTCGTCAATGATAATGACATCGAAGTACGTTTTACTGAACATTGACAATCGTTTGTCTTTGCATAATGTTTGAACGGAACCTACTATGATACGGTCCCACTGTCCAATGCATGTGTGTTCAGCTTTTTCCATTGCCGTTGTAAGTCCTGACGCACTCATAATTTTGTCAGAGGCTTGTTGTAATAGTTCTTCACGATGCGCAAGGATAAGAACACGCTTACCCCTGCGAACCGCTTCCTCAGCTACTTTGGCAAAACAGATTGTCTTACCTGTGCCAGTCGGAAGAACCAACAATGTTTTATTAACCGTTTCCCATTCATGCCATATCGAGTCTACAGCTTGTTGTTGATACGGTCTAAGTTCCATTAGAATGCACCGTATCCATTGGTTTGAGCATTAGGACTTGCAAAGCATTTTTTAATTTCGTTACGAACGCCATTATTGCCGTCATTTTTTACATAGCCTTGTTGTGTTAATTCACACATAGCGGATTTACCCATTAATTGGTCAGGGTCCGGATTGTAATTTTCACCTTTTTTAGCTAGTCCTACGGCCATAAATAGTTCTGTAACTTTCCAGATTGTAGATTTCGTATAGAATAAGTTGTGAATCAATTTTGTTTTACCTTGATCACCACCATCTACTTCTAGGGTAATTTGAGCTTGTGGACAAGATGGAAGCTTGCTACCTTCTTTAGGTTCATAAAATTTCTTTGCTACATCTGTGATTACAAATGGATAAGAACCAGCTTCAAGTAACGTATATTCACGTTCTTCCGCTAAAATAGGTTGGTCAAATGAATATACTTCTTCTGCTTTACCGAATGTTTCAAAATTGCTTTGTTGTGCTGTCATAATAATTAATTTCCTTTCTTAATTGCTTCAACAATATTTGGCCAGAATGGAATAATCCATCCGTTAACAAATTCTGGATCATAATTTTCAAATGGTGTACCAGCTGGATATTTACCACGAGCGATTACTACTGATTGAACTTGTTCTAATGTGATACCATCTTTAACCATTAAGTCTTTTAGCGGTTTAGGAATAGCCGTTTCAACTAAAGGTGTTTCGTTTTTGTTGGTGTCGACATTTTCCTGAGGTGGTGTTATTACAGGTTGTGTTGTAGTAACTTCCCCAACTTGTTCCTTGATAGCGTTCATTATTTCTGGAGCATATTCATTATTAGCGGCTTGCGCTAATTCTTGTGCTGCAGCAGTTGGTAGAATATCATCAGGAATAACATGAGCGATTTGACTGTATTCAAATGGCATCATATCTGGTAACCCATGACGATTTTTAGCATCCCACGCAGGATTGTGAGTAGCATACATCAACCGCTTACCATTGGTTGCTTTCTTTTTGTTTGTCTGAGTCGTAATGATTTCATTTTTATAATTGGCAAAGAGTACCATGTCCGCCCATTCTTTAATAAGTGGAGAGGTTTGACTTCCTGTCTTTTTACCAAGCTTTAATTCAAAGCGATCATATGCGCCTAATTCATCTGGTTGTTCAAATTTACGAATTTGAGCATGAGCAGTAAGAACTACGTTCATACCTGCGTTGATAACTTCATCAAGTAGATTTAGGAAACGTCCCATTTCTTCACGGACAAACACATAACCGTTACCATAACCAAAGTCTTCAATGCCAGATTTATTATGTTTAGAACAGATAAATTCAACACATAGCTGTTCTGCCCAATCAATAGTGTCAATAACTAAAGTCCGATATAAACCCGGCATTGTTGCAAATTCCTTAACAAAGGAAATTAGCATTTGCCACGATGTAGGCTTATCGGTACGAGCTACATCTAAATGGTCTGTGCTGCCCTCTGTATCAATAAATACAGGCGATGGGAATTGACTTGCAAATGTTGTTTTACCAATCCCCTCGACGCCATAAATGATGACCTTTTGAGCACGTTTACGTTTACCTGTTATAATATTCATTAAAAATCACCCCATTCATTTTCAGGTTTAGTCTCATTAACTGGTGCTGCCACATTACTGTATTCTTCACCTTTGATATGTCCATCTTCAATAATGATGGAGCATTCATCTTGGTTATTAGTAACACGAGTCGCAATGACTTGTAGGCCTTCCGATTCAAGCCAAGCCCCAAATTCTTTCATAGTGTCTACATCCATTTGTTCGAGTTTATCCATAAGTACAAATCCGCACTTAGGATTTAAAGCTCTAACAATGGCCGTAGCTACTTTGAGTTGTTCAGCACCGGACATGCAATCCCATTGACGATCATTGTAAATAAGAACGCTATCTTGGATAGATAATCCCGGCAAAGGCATTTGTACGGATTCAAGCAGTTTATTTTTATCTTGTCTGATGGTTTCAAGTTCACCAGTCAAGTTGTCATAATCTGTTTTGTAATCAGCAGCTTCCTGCAATGCTCTTGCACGTTCTTGATTAGCACGTACCTTTTGATTGATGGCATCTACATTTTTGATTTGCTCCTCGAGTTCAGCCGTTGATTCATCTTCAAGGTCTTTAGCTGCTGTTGTTGCGATGTCGTAATCTTCTGCTAATTGTGCTTGTTTAGCTTGTAATTCTTCGAGTTTCTTTTGTGCTTCATCAACCAAGTTATTAACAGTAACCATTTGAGCTTGAATAGCCGAAACGTTATTCCGCTTCTTTTGGTTTTCCGCATTCTTTAATAAGATGGCTTGTTGTTGTTGGATAAGCTCCGATGCGCTAATTGGTTCAAGTGGTACATCATCATAACCAACTAACTCTTTAGCGTACTTGTCTTTCTGAGTGGCAATTTGCCCTATAGAATGACGTTTTGCATATACCTCTTGGTGTTTGCCTTCGAGTTTATTCAATTCGTCTTCTACGCCCAATAATTTTAATAATTCTTGGGCTTTTTCCTTATCGCTCATTTCTATGAACTTAGGAAGGTCTAAGGCTAATTGGCCAATAAAACCATCTAAAATACGTTGACCGGATTTTTTACCTTCTGGATCTACGACTTTTAATGTGCTGCTATTACCACTACGTGTAACCACTAGTCCATTAGATAACTTAACTTCTAATTTTGGTGGATTGTAACTTCCATCACGTACTGCACTGGATGGTTCAAATTTAGCACCGCCTAATGTCCAAGCAATGGCATCAAGGATAGATGTTTTCCCTTGTCCATTCTTCCCACCAATAATGGTTAATCCATTAGGTGATGGCTCATAAGACACAGCTTTAACACGTTTTACATTTTCTAATTCAAATGAATTAATTTTGATTGATTCTCCCATGCATTTGCTCCTTATTCTTGAGTACCAGACAATAACAAGTAATTAGTTAATTCAGATTTAATTAAATCAGTTTCAGATTTGATAGCTTCTTTAATATAACGATTTATGATTGGACAAGATAACTTGAATGATAATTTATCCCCTTCATTTTTAGGCTTAATTATGTCTAATTGCACTTCAACTTTTTGAGTAAATTGGCTTTCATTAAGAATGACCATGTTTACGAAGATAAAGCGAGGCATCTTTAAAGTACCTTCAGCTTCTTTTACCTTGATGCTCATAACATAGTTGTCATCATCAGTTCTAGTAAAATCGCCTTCCGTTTGTGTTACGTATTTGAAGTTTCTAACAGCAATTAAAAGCTTTTCGTAATCTTCGATTTCATGTTCATGAATTCGGAGTAAATCAAGCATTTCCTTTTGCGTTAAACTTATATCAAAGATGGAATCCCATTCTTTGAATTGTTCGCTTTTTTGAAATGCATATACAATTTTGTCTTGCGTACGATCTGTTACGGTACAGTCTGTTACGGCCACAACCTTTTTGTCTGAATATGTAATGACAGTCGTTTTAGCGTCGCCTTTAGCTTTTACACCTTTAACAAATGATTCAGCGCTACTAAGTTCATATCTAAATCCGTTATATTGAAATATGTCATTGGCTTCACCACGACGAATAATAACTTCACCATTTGCTGTTTGTACATTCAATTTGATATTTTCTTCCATTGTGTTAACCTCTCTTTTCAGTAGTTGAATTAAATGTTAGGACTTCTAATTGCGGCTTTTCGTTGACATCAACTTTTACTGTGAAGTCATCCGCATAAGAACCAATAGCACGACGTGAGATAGCTGGTAATGTTGATTTAATATTGTAACCAAGTTCTACGATGGTATCAGTATCTGGAACTCGTAACATTTCAATGTTAATGGTGATTTTAGCTTTCTGACCTTTTGAAATTTTTCGTAATGCATCTTTGTACATTTCCTCAAATTCAGCTTCTAACTTTCCATCACAAATATTAGTTAGATTTAAGATTTGTTGTTTTTCATTCATTTGTTTTCTCCTTTTCAAATGTATTAAGAAAATCATTTATAAGAGCCAGTTCTTCTTGCTTTTCACACATCTCTTTTGTAGCTGCTAAAAATGCTATAAATTCTGTGGTATCAAGATTTTTATAACCGAAGTTATAAGCAGCTGAAACCAAAAGAGCAGCAACTTCTGTTGCGTTACCATTAAATTCATCTTTATTAACAATAAATTCCATGTTATAACCGTTGCTATTTTCTTTAGGTGTTAATATGATTTAGATTTTTTTTTGCATTTTTCTCCTCCATGGTATAATTACCTTAGGTATAATTTGCCTACGCCCGCTAGTCTTTCCAATTGCTATTAGCGGGCGTTTTCTTTTTCATATACATCGGCGCACACCCAAACAAGTCCGCCTGTAATGATTTGCAATAAGAATTGAACAAACCCAATTCTATCGATTTCTAGACTTCCCATGGATCCTACAATCCATAAGAAAGAAATCCATTTTAAAACAGTAATCATAATTTCAACTTCTCTCCTACCATAACCAGTAAATCACTGGTTATTTTTCTTATACTCATTTTTAACTTTTCATTTTCTTGTAAAAGTTCATCACGCTCCTTTTCTAATTTCCTGTATTGTAGTGGACTGTATTCATCTACAATTCCTACAAGAGCATCAACTTCTTTTTTATTGAACCGTACTCCCGGAAGCCCTTTTACTTCACGTAGGATGCCACGCTCTCTAAGGTTGTTGACGCTACTTTCACTGCATTGGAGCAGTTCAGCAACGTCTTTAATTGTGTAAACTGCAGGATCCATTATTTTTCATCTTCATAAATAACTTTTGTATGACTACTTACTAAAGGATGCCGTGCATTACATTCGCTAATGAATGCTTTATCATCACGAATAATTATTTCACGATAATTTCCATCTTTAGTTTCCTCATTTTTTAAAAGTGTAGTAATCACTTTAATGGGTCCTCGTAGTTGGTCTTCAAAAGTCTGTTCAAAACTTACGGATTCTATTAATTGCTTGGAATCCGGATATCTTTCATCCAGTGCTTCATACTGTTTAATTAATTCTGGAAGTGCTTGTGGCACAGAATCTGTATCCATTACTCTTAATAAGTAAACTTTTAAAGCATCTTTAATTTCTTGCATAACGTGCCTCCATTTTTGCCATTCTATCTGCTTCACGACATTCTCTAATCTTGCCGTGGATAGCTTTTCTATACAATTTGCTTATATGCCGTTTAGCAAAGTATTCCCTAATAATCTTTCGCCAGTATTGTCCATACTCATCATTTCGACCAGCCCATCCAAATCTTGTTGGTATTTGGCCGTATCTTTTGTTGGCCAGCTTTAAATCTTTTTGATTTTGTACTAGCATTACTTCTCCTTTCTAATCTTCATACGGTGTATTTTTAGTTGTTATTATGCATCCTGTAGTATTATCTACTAATGCCCAATCTGGATTGTATTCCATAGGCAATTGTTGCAAAAAGTCATAAGCAGCACCAATTGTTAAAAAATTCCAGCATTGATTATTACCGATTTCTTTTAAGCTAAATCTAAACATAGTTTCTCCCCTTCTCTACTTAAAGTAGACTAATATGGCAAAACAATATCATCTATGGTGACGGAATATAATCGACACAATTCGTTCAAATTCCCATAATCAATTTCTGTTTTTCCGTTTTCCCAGTTATTGATTGTAACCTTAGATTTCTTCATTTTCCTTGCTACTTCTTCTTGCGATAGATTTGCGTTAACTCTCGCAGCTTTTAAAGAAATTTTCAATCTATTCAATTTATCCCTCCTTCCTTTGATTATTAGTATAGTTTACTAAAAGTAGAATGTCAATACTAAAAGTAAACTTTTTTATAAAATAGTATTGTATTTTACTACTTTAAGTATTAATATATAGATACGCAGTAGAGGAGAATAGGAGTTTACTATGGATTCTAATTACAAGAGAGTGTTTGCTCAAAACCTTAGCAATTTATTAGCAGCAAACAAAAAGACACAAGCGGATTTAGTAGCTGATTTGAAATTAAACAAATCAACTGTTTCAACATGGGTTAATGGAACTAAGATGCCTAGAATGAACAAAATTGAACAGTTGGCTCATTACTTTGGTGTAGAAAAATCAGATTTAATTGAAGATAAGTCAGATATAAATGATTCGTATTACATAGATCCTGAAGTAGCGCAATACGCCAATAAATTAAAGGATAATCCAAATATGCGATTGTTGTTTGATGCAGCTGAAGACATGTCAAAAGATGATATTGATTTTGTTGTTAATTTAATCGAGGGGTTAAAGAAACGGGAGGGAAAATAAACCATGTTAGAATTCCTTTTCATTCTTTTATGTCTAGTTATCTTAGTACTATTTGCTTATTTAAAGAATAAGAAAGATAACAAACCAACATTACTAGATAAATTACATTCATCTAATAGTCTTAATGAAATAATCTTATTAAATGAAAAAATAAAATTAGGGTTATACGATTTTTATGGATTGGCCAATCTTAATGAGTTTTTAAATATCTATACCCAAGAACTTTTTAAGGGATCCGGAGTTACGTCACCAACAGCTTATTTTACGTCTATTCACGACTTTAAAAATTATTTATACGATATTTCTAAAAACTCCCCCATTCTTACGATGAATGAGAAATCGTTCATAAAAGATAAAATTATAGTTGACAAAATTTCATTAGATTTAATCTTTATTATATATCTTAATGAAGTACATGATAATAATATGGCGATTAGATATATAATTTTAAATTACATTGATAAAAGGAAAATCAAGATAAGTGATTAATTTCACATAAATGGAGAGTGTTGTTATGTGCATTAATTTAGTATTTACTCAATTAAGAAAGACCCAAACAGCAGTATTACATTTAAACGAAGATGGTAGCCATACTATTTTGGTTAATCTTAATAAGTCATTAGAAGAACAAAAGCTTGGCGTATTACATGAATTGAGTCATATTAAACACAATGACTTCCATTCTGAAGAACATATCAATTTAATAGAACGGATCGCTCATGATAGAGAATTAGATGAAGATA